CTTGCGCCTGCTGTCTGGCCTCCAAAAAGCCTTCTTGTTCCGGTCCTCTGTCAGCCCGGAAGCGTAGTAGGCCCGCAGCATTTCCATATCCCGCGGAGTAACCCGGCCCTGTGCGGAACGGTACGCCTCAAGCGCGGCTGCCGTCTCAATGGCGGTTGGTATCGTCCGACCCCAGGACGGGTTGATTTCAAGGGTGGCAGCCATGAACCGTGCAGCTCCAGGGGAAGCCCCCAGGTCCGCGTGATTGTCGGCGCAGCGCATCCCCCGGACATCGTTCAATCGTTCCCGATCCGGGAAAGGGACGGCAGGCAGTACAGGAGCGGCGGGCGATTCTCCCCACGGTGTACTGTTCACCGTAGTAGTTTCTCCCCCTATATTCCTTTCTTCCTTTCTTTCTTTCTTCCGGTTTTGGACGTTGGCCCCTACATTGGTTCCTACGTTGGTTTCTGAATTAACCGACGTAGGTTTCTCTTCGGTTTCAATGTCGGTTCCTACGTTGGTTTTGGGCCTTCCACCAAGCTTTCCGTTTTCGCGTGCAATAACTCGCTTACGCTCAAGCAGCTTTTGCACGCCTCCCGGGTAGCCAAAAACAACAAGGTCGTCGCCGTCGAAGTGGTATAGTTCCCCACCGTCCATGACTTCCTTGTCCATCACACCGCAGGTTTGCATCCAGCGGCGCATGCCCCAGGTCCGGCAGCCCTCAATAACGCCGCCGTTTTCCTGGGTGCAGCACCAAGCCAGCAGGGCAATCCATGTGGCGCGCTGGATTGGTTCAGCCCCGATGAATTCAGGGCTGGAAAACAAGGCTGTTGGTACGTTCATGTATTCCATAATCAAAAAAGCGTCAGTTGGGGGTTGTAGTTAATCCACAGGCATTCCACACGTGGACTGCTCATGTTGGAAATGGTCTTGATGGAGTCCTTGTGCCAGCCCTGCAGGGCGGAGTTGTAAAGCTCGTTATCATAGCCGGACAACACCACCTTGCCCTGCAGCGTGACCAGGACGTTGAGCAAGCGCCGGTGATCGTCCTCCGTGTACTCATGGCTGTATCGCCCCGTCCTGGTGCGCGTGGCTGGCATGTAAGGCGGGTCAACGTAGTGGAGTGTTTCCGGCCCGTCGTGGGCCTGTAAGACGTCAAGGGCGTCCCGGTTTTCCACGTGGACGTGCTTTAACCGCTGGGTGGCCAGCCGCAGAGTTTCCGGCAGCCGGTCCCAGTCGGTAGCCGGAGAAGGCACCCTGTTCCGGCTTACGAGTAAGCCGGAACGTCCATCCCTGAAAGAGTCGCTTGCAATCCCCATCCAGGAGCGCACTAGCAGACGCCGGGCACGCTCCACGGCATCACCTGCAGGGGCGGAGTCGTTGAGCTCGTCACGGCTGTATGGGGTCAGCATGACGGCCTCAAGCAGCCGTCCGGCGTCCTCACTGCGGAGGACGCGGAACAGGTTGACAATCTCGCCGTCTTTGTCATTGCAGATTTCCACCGGCGCCGGGGCCTTGTTGAGCAAGACACCCAGGCTTCCGCTGTATGGCTCCACATAGCAAGTGTGAGCCGGGAAATGCCGGATAATCCACGGGGCAAGGCGGTTTTTACCGCCTAAATATCGCAGTACGGCTTTCATAACCACTTCACAATAGTTTGATTGTTATATCCTTTGACCCAGTGAAACCAAGCGTAGGCAATGGCGCCGCCTTCGGTTTTGGAAAAATCCCCGTTTTTGGCGCAGGTCCGCCGCTCGCTGAATACCCACACGTCGGAGGGGGGGGCAACGTCGAACAACCGGCGCCGGGCCTTGCCCTCTAAAAACTGGAGACGCAGAAGCATCCAGACATTGGCTCCATCCTTGACGCAGGCAAGCGCACGCTCGACAAATTCAAGGGCTGTGGCGTAGGGAGGATTGGTCATAATATCCACGTCTCCTATCTCGCCATCGTCGAACTCCCACAAGAAATCTTGTACGCAGGAATCAGGACATCCACGGTCAACGATGTCGGTTGCGTACACTTCATGTCCCCGCTCCCGCAGGACATTGACGATATGCCCCGCACCGCAGGCCGGTTCCCATACACGTTTCCGGAGAGGCGCCCCTGCGTTGAGCAAATCCCGAACCATGTCAGGGTGCGTGGCGTAGTAGTCTTCCCGCGGGCGCTCGCCGGAGGCAAGGTAGGATGCTCCCAGCGTAGCGCCAAGAGTCCGGTTGTTACCTGTCCAGTCTTTCACTCTCCCTCCTTTCTCGGCTCCCAGTTACTAGGTATTTCATCATCAATTCCTGGGCAATCAGAACAAGGGGATCCAGATTTCATGTCGCGATGAAGGTGCATGCAATTTTTGCAATTTCGCTCTTTTAAAGGCAGCCACGCCCTGCACGCGGCCCGCTTCTGCCAAGCGTCGCGGATAAGTGCATCCAGTCCGTGCATGTCTCTCTCCACATGCCAGGCATAAAGCCCCATATCGGGCACATCCGCGAAATACTTTTTGCTTCTGTGGGCTTTAAGCCAGCCGCGGGAGCGCCCATACTCAAACCAGGCTTTCTGCTCAGGCGTCAGTTTCATGCGAGCCTCCTTTCCAAAATGCCCGCCTGCTCCGGGCTGATGTACTGCCAGGACTGCGGCGGACGGGTCATGTCGATGGCAGAGAGCGGCACGGCGGCGGGGAGCCTCACGGGGTCCATGACTCCCCAGGCGTGGCAGGGGAGATATGACTGCAAATGAGCTACCGAGACGCAAGCTTCCTTGATCATCAACTCATTTGGCATGTGCCTCAACGGAATAAAACACCACAACTGGCATTTGCCGATGATGGCCCGCTCCCCGTCCTTGCCGGATTCGTAGAGCCAGAGCGTTACGCCGTCGTGATTTTCCGGTGGGATGCACAGCGCGTTCTTGCGTAGTTCCCACGTTTTTTCTCCGGACAGAATTTTACCGGAGAAAGGCCGCCTGACGGATAAGAGGATGTTAATCATTGCTGGCCTCCTTTCTGTTCAAGTTCCCAGGGCCATTTCTTGATTCCGGTAGGATAGTAGCTATCTGCATCACCATACACGTCTTGGAGACGATTTTTTCTGCTTCCTCCCAAACGGTTTCCTCGAATCCTAAAAGAGTAGTCCAATCGCAATTTGGACACCCGATGCGCCCCATTGCTATCTCATGCAAATCAGGGAAGAATTGTAACGATCTCCCGCACAGCGGGCATTTAATATCTTTCATTTTAATTTTATCCTTTCTTGATTTTAAGTTTTCCGTTCGGCCCCATGGTCCAGCCGTCAAAAGTGACGGTGCCGGACAGATTGATCACGGGGTAGGCGTCATAGGGACGGCAGCCAAACTTGCCTTTATCGTTCTTCACCCGTAGCCATGCGCCCCATTTTGCACCGATAACGGTATATCTATGTCCTCTAACTATGACTTGCTGACCGTGCCGGAAGCGGGTGCCGTAGATGGCGTTGAGGGCGTCCAGATCGAGCTGCGTGGCTTTGGCGGCAGAGGCTTTCCGCCTGCGGTTGTACTCCATCATCCAGCGCCGTTTTTTCTCTCTTTCTTCGGGGCTCATTTGCCGAGTTCCTTTCTTTTGTAGGTTTCCACGCTCGCGACTTGGTAATCGCAAAAGCCTTCCGGGTTGAGGTAGCAGCGGCCAAACTGGGCCAAGGCAAAGGCGTCCGCCTCGTTGTTGTTGTTCATATCCGCGCCCCAATGCTGAAAAACGCGTTTGAGCATCAAATCCTTTTCCGCATTGCCCTTCCCGGTGGCAAATTTCTTGTTGGTAGTTGGCTGAACGACGATGAAGGGAACCCCCATGTCAAGCAGCAGGAGACGAACAACGCCCCCCAGTTCTGCCAGCCCGGCCATGCCTTGGTGAGAGCCGTAGGA